TTGCAAATCTTTTATTTGACGCGGGTCAAGGTGGTTTAACTGGATTAGCCACAGGAAATCCTTATGCAGCACTTGCTGGAACAGTGGCAGGCACTGCTGGTGGTGTTGCAAACCCTTATGGTGGTAAGGGTGGTGGTACTCCAGGATTCGGTGCTGCTTTTGGTGCTAGTGGTGTAAATAGTGCAAAGCCTACTTCCCCAATTACTAATGGCGGTGTAGGAACACCTTACGGTGCTACAGGAAACTTATGGTCTGGCGGAAGTCACACAGGTCAAGATTATCCGTGTGCTATTGGAACACCTGTTCACGCATCATTAGGTGGAATGGTTATTAATACAAACCCTGGTTCAGATTACGGTAAGACCGTAGAAATTGACCACGGAAACGGTTATCAAACTTTGTACGGACACTTGTCTGAAGTATTGGTTAAAGTTGGTGACACTGTTACACAAGGGCAGTTAATTGCAAAAAGCGGTGACACTGGAAAAGTTACAGGTCCTCATTTGCACTATGAAGTACGTAAAGGAAAAAATAACCCAGTAAATCCTGATGAATTAAGTAAAGCAGGTGGTTCTGGCTTAGCAGGAGTTTTAGGTGCAAGTGGTAATAGTGGAACATCTACTAACGGACAACAGTTATCGGCTCTGGTTGGTTCTAAATCTTTACAGGAACTATTAAATGGTGGTCTCGGTAATCTTCCTGCTGAACTTTTAGGTAGTGCTAGTAGTGGTAGTGCTACAAGTGGTGGCGCAAAAGTAATTCTTGGAACAGGAAGTGAAAAAGAATGGGCTACTGGACTTCTTCAAAAAATGGGTGCTCCAGTAAGTGATGCTTCAATAAATGCTCTTACTACATGGATGCGTCATGAAGGTGGGCACTGGAAAAACTCTGCTCACTATAACCCGTTAAATACTACCTTAGATATGAGTAACAATGAGTCCATGAATAGTGTTGGAGTAAAACGCTATAAGTCATGGGAAGAAGGTTATGCAGCAACTATAGGAACTTTGACAGGAAAAAATGCTGGGGACCGTGGGTATACAGCAATTGTAGATGCTTTAAAGTCAGGTGCTTCAACAGACGCTATTTTAGCAGCAGTAAATAACTCAGCATGGATGACTGGTAAAACAGGAAAAAATCCTTACAAGTTTCAAGGTGGAGGTTCACCTTCGGTTGCAACACTTTCTTCTTCTGCTGGAATAAACCTATCTCCTTCAATAACAATTAATGTAAGTGTTCAACAAGCATCGTATGCTGAGGCTATGAATCTTGTTGAGATTGTTAAAACTCAACTTGAAAAAGAAAATTTACTTAGATTAGTAGGTGGAAAATGAGTAGACCAGCAAACGAACCTGGGTACAAGTCAAAGCAGGAAAGAGATTTAGCGGCTGGTGTAACTGCTGCTCGAGATGCTCAAACTAAAGCAAAGGCTGCTGCCAAGGCTGCTCAAGAGAAAAAAGATACACAAAATACGCTAAAAGGTATTCAAAACCAAATTGAAAACCTTACCTTTGAAAAGCAAAGACAATCAGGGTTACGCACCTACTATCAAAATTTGTACAACGGTGCTGTTCTTAGTGGTCAATCAGCACAAGTAATTGCTGACTATAAAAAGAACTACATCAATGCAGACAATAACATTACTAAAATTGATTCTAACATTAAAAAGAAACAAGATGAGTATGCAAAAGTAGCCAAAGGTTTTAAGACTGCAAATGAATCGTACACACAAGATGGTCGCGAAAGAGTTCAAAAAGCACTGGCAAAAACTAAAAAGTCTAAAACAAAACCAAACGGAACTAAAAATACTGAGACACCTGGTGACAAACAACCTCCTAAAACAATTAGGTTTAATGCTCCAATGGTTAAATCAGCCTACTTTCGGGCAAACACACCTCCAACTAATTCGTTAGTTGCTCGAGGAGCAATACCAAAAAGTGCTGCAAGTTTAATTGAAACTTTAAGTACTTTTGGGGATGGGGATACTAATAGAGGGTTTATTGTCCCAAATAAAAGAGCACAACAAGCAGCACTTAAAGAACTAGACCCTAAAGATAAAGCATTAGTTGGCATCCAAGTACCTTACGGTTTTAGGTTTCACTACAACCCTCAGTTTATACAACAATCTTATGGTTCTATAACAGGAATCTCTCCAGAACTTATTGAATCTGGAAAAGATAAAACAAATATGATAACTACTCCTGCTTCTAGTAGTTCAATTTCTTGCACTCTTTACTTAAATAGGATTGAAGACATGAATGCACTTGCTAATTACGCGGTTGAACAACCAAGTAATAAAGCACCTATAAATACTGACGAAAAATCTTTAGAGTATTATCCAGAAATAGTTTCAGCATCAGAGCGTAAATTAATTAAAGACTTTGGCACAATGTATGACTTAGACTTTTTATTTAAGACCATAAATGGTGAAATGGGAGGATATAAAAGTCCTTTACGTGGAATAAAAACTGGAGATGTTGGTTGGTTAAACGGTATAGCGGTTGAAGTCCATTTAGGACGAAAATTGAGATATTTGGCACGAATAACAAATATAAGTGTTAATCACATACAGTTCACAGAAAATATGGTTCCTACATTGACTACAGTTGTTCTTACAATGGCAAGATTCCATGATGCAATGGTTACGGACTAACTATGATTCCTTTATCTAGCAGATATGCTGAAGGTCTTTTATTAAAAGGCTATCACCCCGTCAAGTCAAGTTTTGAACTTGGGGTTTACCGCATTTTTCCTAATAATGTTTCTGGCGTTTTTTACTACTCTTGGGTAGAAGGCGACAGGTTAGACGTTTTGGCAAGTAAGTTTTTAGGTGACTCTCGTCTTTGGTGGGTTATCATGGATTATAACGATGACATCCACAATCCTTTTGAACTAGTTCCAGGTCAACAGTTGAGGATTCCAGTTCATGTCCTCTAACCAAAAATACTCTTCCCGTGAACACAACTCTTTTACTGTTGAGTTTCCTGATTATCCAACCTTTGGTTTTACTGCTGACAACATTACCTTAGAACAAAGAGTTAACACCCACGATGTGCTTAGTATTGAGTTTACTAATTTTAACTTGGCGATGTTAAAAGGGCTAAAAACTCAATCACCAGTAATTGTAAAGTGGCAAACCTCTAATAAAATTAAAGGAACTTTTTACGGTGTTGTATACGGTATTCAGAGAAGCCATGCTGCTCAATCTAGCAAAGAAGTTGAAATTGTCTGTCTTGGCCTAACTTTTCCAATGAAACAATCAAGGTCTGGTGTTTTAATAAACAAAACAATTAGTGAGGTGGTCTCAATTGTTGCAAAAAGAAATGGTTTAAAAGCAGCAGTTAGTGGTCACCCTGTTCGCTACTCTCAAATTACACAACAAGGAGAAAGTGATTGGGAGTTTTTACAAAGATTAGCAGCAGATAGTGGGTACACTATTTCTGTAAAAGACAAGACTATTCTTTTTAGAACAATTGATGAAATTGTTTCAGATTCAATTGGTGGAATGCCTATTTTGTATCAAGAACAAACTTTTATGCCAAAATTTTCTAGTTTTGAAGAGCAGACATTAGATAGGTTTACCCCCCTATACGGCGAGTACTTAGAAAGCCCTGATTTACCTAACAACTCTATAAAAATTACTAGGGGTGTTGACCCAATTAAAGCGTTGTCTTTTACAAGCACAGAGTCTCCAAAAAGTAACCGACAAGTCAGAAAGTCTAAGCCTGAACCTATTTTTAACCAAGAGTTAACTAACATAGTAGTAAACACAGCAGAAGTTTCACAGTCTATTGCTAAAGCAAAGGCTGCTAAAGCAAGATTTAATATTCCTGCTACTTTTAAAAGCCAAGGTGACCCTAGAATATTTCCAAATGCACTGGTAGAAGTTCGCGGAATTTTAGGAGATGCAGACGGGTATTGGTTAGTTCACAAAGTAACTCACTACATAAATGTTAATGGTGTGTACCAGTGCAAGGGAACTTTGCTTAGTGACGGTAAAGACCAAAATTTTAGACAACAATCTAAAACAAACACGCAATCTGATTCTCCAAGTGTGAACCTACAGGCTAAACTAAAATATCAAACCGCAACAAAAAAACCTTCATATAATAAGCCTTTAGTATTAATTAGCAATAAAGGGAAAGCAACAACCTCGACTGGGAAATGGAGATAAGAATGACTTACGAAACTGCTATAAGTTTTCCAATGCGCTTAGATAGTTACGGTAATGTTGCGTCAACAGTTGACCCTAGCAAAATTTGGGCTGACAGAATTACCTCTGTAATCGGTACCATGTTTGGTGAAAGAGTTAACCGCCCAAACTTTGGGACGAACATTGCTAATCAATGGTTAAACGGATTAAGTGGTATCCAAGGGGATATGGAGTCTGAGATTCAACAGGCTTTTATCGCTTACCTACCTTTGCTAACTCTTTTAGAAACTTCTTTTGAGCACGATGATGCAA